CGCTTGAGCACCTCGGAGAACGCGGCATTGACCATGCCGATCGTCCTGGCGAAGTGATGCTTCGGCCCACCGTACTTCGGGCGACGGTCGCGGATGACCTCGGCGGTCCTCGAGCACAACTGCTCGGCTGGAGTCTGCTCCGGCTCCGGCCGATCGCCGCTGGCACCGTAAACCCGCCGGGTGATCGGTTCGCCGTCCGGGGCTATCTGGTCCCGCTTGTATTTCTCCCACGCCGCGGTGATCGCCGCCGCACTCTCCGCACCGTCCGCCACGCCGCTCGACCTTGTTGCCTCCAGCATCCGTTCCCTTTCTCTTACGAGTCTCATGCAGTGGGCCGCCAACGTGCCCGCTGTTCCGGTCCACTGCGATTGGTACCGACGGGCGTCACGCACGACCGTCGCGATGTATTCGTCAGTCAGCGGTTCGTTTGACGAAACCTCGGTACAAGTTTCTAAGTGACTAGGTTTTGTCACTTCGCACCCCCGACATACTCCATGTGCATCTCGTGCAGCCCGCCACGCTGCGAATACACGAAACCTTGCATCGCACGCTCGGCCCCGACGAAGCCCATGTCGACGTGCCACGAATCCGGCGGGACGATCGTCGGAGCCGTGCGAACGATCACGCTGTCGATGGTCCCGACCTCGGCGGCCTGGTGGTGAAGGTGCCCGACGTGCCACTCGCGATGCCGGCACTGAGACCACTGGGCCGCGGCCTCAATCGCCATCACGCCGGCCAGCTTCTTCCTCGCCTTGTCGCCGTGAGTGACGCCGATAAGATTGCCGCCGTGCGTCAGATACTTCCTCGACGTGAACTCTGTGTTGACCGACACACGCTTGTCGTCCCTATACCGCTCGGCGAATATCTTTTGGAGAGCCCACGCCATCGCGGTGTCGTGATTGCCGGGCACGAAGACAACCTCGGTCGGCAGCGTTTCGGCAGACTGCTCCACCACTCCGGCGATGGCAGCGACGGCCATCTCAATCGTCTTCTGCAGCCGAGAGTCGCGGTCGATGTAGGTGCCGCCCGTAGTGGTCCCAGAGATCGTGTCGAAATGCAGCGTGTCGCCAGCGAGGACAATGGTCCTCCGGCACGACGCAGCACTCCGGTCAATCAGCCGGCTCGCCGTCTTTCCGACTAGCTCGGCGGCGATCGACAAGTCGTAGTCGCTGCCGGTCGTGTGCCGCCACGACCGACCGCCGAAATGCAGATCGCTCATCACCAGCACACTCCACAAGCCGGACTGCTTGCGGCCGTGCCCGCCACGCTTGGGAAGCCGTAGCGAACTAGCCGCGGCGGCGATCAGCCCGTCCACGATTTCCCTAGTTGTCGGCCCGCCCCGCGGCTTCAACCGCACGAACACCCGGAACAACTCGGTCACCACCGGCTGCCCGGTATTTCGATCGACCGAGGCCGACTCCCATTTGGTCGCCTCACTGGCCGCGACCTCGTAGCGGTCGAGGTCGGCTTCGATATGCCGCAACAAATCCTCGACCGTGCGGATCGTCCGCGACGTAGACCTAGCCTCGAGCACGTCGCCGTCCTGGCGCTTCGTGACTTGCTCGGCGTCGGCGGCTGGAGCCGGCGGCGGGGCCGCGGCCTTCACCCGGTCGATCAGTCTTTCCTTGTCAGCCATTGCCGAAGCCCTTGGCGACCGCAAACCGGAAATCCATCCGCCGCCGCCATGGCGACGATCTGATCTGCCAGCCAGCACGCCGACACTTGCAGCTCACCCGACTGCCACTGCCGGCGGATCTCTAGGAGCTGCTCGCGGACGGCCGGCGGCAGCCGCGATTCAAACCCGCGGGGAGCGGATTTGATGCCGGCTGCAGCCGCGTTTATGCGGTCGACGAGCGTGCCCATAGCACGATCCTCGCGGATAGTGTACGGGTGTCAACCCTTGTTTTCCGGGGCGGTCGAGCCTGGAGAAAGGCCGAGATATTTGGCCCCGACGGCGTTGAGCATCTCGGCCCGCTCGCCGCACCCGCACGGGCGGCCGATGGCCTTACTTACTCGCTCCTCAGTGATGCCGATGGCGGACAGACCGGACTTCACTAGGTCGCCGAGGCCGGGCCTTGCTCGTGGATAGGCCGGATGCGTCTCGTCAACCGTGATCTCGTCGCCGTCCTGGCTCACGATACACGGTCGCACCTCGTCGAGCGTGTAGCCACGCTCGCGGCAGCGTTGCTCTAGGTGGCCGATCCGGCAGGAGATCATGGGAGCGGGTTGCACGATTCAAATAGGCCGATAGTCCCGGTCACTGGGCTTGCGTCAATGGCGCTGAAGATTGACTCTGCAACGCCTTTGACGTAATCAAACTGCGACGGATAACTGCTTTGCCCCGACCCGCTACCACTTGATGCGGAAGTTAGTGATGGAAGGTCAAACGGCTCAGTAAAATATCTCCTGCAATCAGCCGACAGAGCAGTTGAGCACGACCGATCGCCCATTGCTTGGCAAGACAAAGAAACAGAAAAACCTTGAGACTTCGCCACTCCGTAATCACAGATACGAAGCAAAGCGTTTATTCGTGTATCTAGGTAGTTTGCCGATGCAGACCGGACTCTAAATAGCTCGTATGATCCAGGATATCCTGGATTATTTTCGCACCTCAAGGAAGTTTCGTCGCTTGCACCGCACCTAAGTTCCTCATAATCATAAGCCCCATGATATATCCGGTAGACAGCACTACTACTTCCACCAACTCCTACAGCCCGCGACGACCTACTAACGCTCGCACCAAATTGCGTTTGTGCTTCTACTAAAGTCCATCCAGATATGATCCCGCCATAAGCAAAAGAAGAGTTACTCTTTAGATCAATCTTAATGGATGAACTGCAACTGCATTGACCTGCGTTTGCCGACAAACCAGCAAATGATCCGGCTGCTGTGTAGGCGCAAAAATCAGGACATTCGCAAGCGTCTTGACTGCACCCACAACACCCGCACCCCGGCAGCAGCACCATTACGAGCACTCCGCTGCGATTAGGTGCCAAGCCGAATCTATACTCGCCACAGCAACCCACCTAGACGCACTGCCGGAAGCGTTGACGGTAGCGAACCTATTCACGCCGGTCATTGACGGCGACCCGCTGGCTTGAGATCCGGCCGCCGTGTATTCCCACACCGTCTGCGTCGACCCCTTGGTCCACGTCCCGGTGATCTTGCCGATCTTCACGCCGCCGGTAGCACCGCCGCTCCCGGCACCGATCCGCACGAGCCCCCACTTGACGCCCGTCCCGCCCTCTTTCCACAGCACACTCGCGTCGCCGCTTGACGCGGTCTTCATCTGCTCAACCGACCCGCTCTTGACCGTGGCGAAGTTGTCGCTGGCCGATTGAATGTCCAGCTTGACCTGGACAACGCCGTCGATCGCCGCCATCCCGATTTCGCCAGCCTTGATCGGCTGCGTCGCCACGACGTAGCGAGCCCCGGCCGTATCCGTTGGCGTCACGCCGACAATCCCCGGATACGCCAAGAACGACATCGTGCCCGGATCCATCGAGCCTGTGGACCCGGTCGACCCGGTGGACCCGGTTGACCCTGTTGACCCGGTGGCACCCGTAGGAGTCTCGAGCACGCCGGTAATCTGCAACACGCCCCAGCGGGCAACGTCGCCCGACGTGGCATTGCGGCAACGGATCTGGAAGTTGATGGCCGGATATGGGCTCGTGGACGCATCGAACCGCGGCCGCGTCGTCACCTGGTCGATGACCTGGTTCCACGCTTGGGCGGCTATCTTTAGCGGCTCGCCAGGGCGAACCTTTCGGAATGCGTCGCTCACACCTTGTCCCTCTTGGCCTCAACCAACGGGTGGGCAAACGTGTCGCCAGTGAACATGAAGTGCTGGCCCCACTTCATCCCGATGCCGAGGTCTCGGAAGTCTGTCTCCTCGTAAATCTGGTCGATGTAGACGTACTTAGGTTTCTTGACCGGGAAGTTGGCGTCGATGGCGTCCTCGTAGACGATCCACATGAAGTCCCAGCCCTGCTTGGAATAGACATCAATGTCTCCAACCTTGAAGTCGTTCTTGCTGAGCTGGACGGAAAACGAGTAGGTGACGGGCACAAGACTTGACGCACGGGAAACGTCGTACCGTGCCCTAAGGAACAGCACCTCGCCGCCCTCAAATATCCGCCACTTGTCCTTGTTGATCGTGCCGGTCATCTCGCGAAGTGTTTGGGCGTATGGCGTCAATGCACCGGGGTCGTTTTCGCCGTCGTTACCAACCCC